TATTTCTTGAATAAGCCCTGTACCAGAAACTTTATCCTCAACATATAGTGCTTGGCAAGGTTGGTCTGGTTTATTCCATTTATTCCACATCAATAGCGCAGTTCTTTTTAATTCTGGGGCTTCCCATTTCCCTCTCACAATATCAAGTATGTGCAACCTATCGTCTTGCGTTACACCAAAAGCAATAAACACAGAATAGTCGCTGTGTTCTTTTACCTTTTGGGCTGTATCGGCTGTTATAAATACTCTCTTATATTTAAATTCTCCATTTAGAGAATAATACCTAAACCAATCAGTTTTTATCACTTCGCCACCCATTATGATTGGCTCTTGTTGGTATTGTGAATAAAACAAAAATGGATTTTCTCGTTTCATTTTTAAAAGGTCTTCTTTTGAGTGCTTTTCTTCCCAAAGGACTTCGCCTGTTTCTTCGTTTATCGTTGGTAGAATAAAAAAGTCCCAATCATCAGGCTCGTTTTCCATAAGCCAACCAACTAAATCATCTTTTGCCAGCCTTTGTGCAATTATGATAATTGGTGTCTTTGGATTATTCCTTCTTGATTTTAGCGTGTTTTTATATGTATCTACCACACTCTCTTTTACTGTTTGGCTCTTATAGTCGCCAGCTTTCATAAAATCATCAACCATCAAAGCTCCACCCCAGCCTTCTTTGGCTGTGCCAGCTCCAAAACCAGTAATAACACCACCTAACGACGTAGCTCTGAACTCCCCACCGCCAACGATTTTCCATAAGTCCTTCGCAGATGTACTCCTATCTACTTGAACATCAAAAAGACTCTGATATAATTCAGAGCCAATTATTTCCTTTGCTTGTCCAGAAAACTTTGCAATCAATTCGCCACCATAGGAAGTATGAAGGAAGTTGCTATTTCTATTCATAGCATACCCCCAAGCAATAAAGTATACAACGATTTGGCTCTTACCATATCGAGGAGCAATACCTATATAGAGATTGTTCTTTTCGTTCTTCTGCCATACCATATCCTCTAATTTCTTTATGATTTTTAGATGAAATGGTTTAAAGACAAACTGAGTTCTAAACATATAATAATGGAACGTCTGAATAAATATCTTAAAAGAAGCCCTCATCAGATACGCACTTTGCTTTGGGTTGGCAAAGAGTTTTTTTATCGTTTCATCAGTTACTTCTAAACTTTCCATTACTTCTCAAACATCTCTCTTAATTGCTTTATCTCATTAAGATTCAATGGTTCTGTTGTTACAAAGTTTACAAACCCACCAGTTTCTGTCTTTGTTGAAAACTCATCTTTTCTCTTTCTCTCAAGATACCATTTAGCAATATCAGGGTTCTTTCTATTAAGCTCTTCTGCTATAACAGTTCTCGATTTAAGTACAAGACTTTCTTTAAGCTTCTCTTTTCGGTCAACAAATTCTGGGTGTGCTTGTTGGTAATTGTAAAGTGCTGTTTTACTTATGTCTGCATATAGGCAAGCTTCTACATCGCTACAACCAAGTGAAAATGCGTTCTCTAATTTGCTTATAGTTTCGGGAGTCAGTTTGGTCGGTCTTCCAGTATTTTTTTTACCGTCAGGTCGAATTTTGTACCCTGTTTTCTTTGTAGTTTTTGCCATTTTTTAGTCCTTTGATTCATATATAAACTCTTCTCCGCAATGAGGACACTTCATTTTAATTAAATGGGAGTGTCTTGTTGGCAACGTGCTACCTACATCATCAGGAATTCTTCCCTGAATATCGTCTGATGTAGAAAATGCTGATTTCAAATCATCTCTTGAGGATTGCTGTGAATCCATTATTTTTGCCGCAGCTCGTTTAAAATCTTCCTCAGATACCCCTGAATATTCGTGCTGTTCATATGTAGTTTCCATAAAGTCATTTTTAGGTATGTCAAAACCTATTTCTTCAAGAGGAAAGTTTATTTGCTCTAATTCGTATCTTAATTCTGGCATATCCCATTCGGCAAGTTCAGACATCTTATTATCTGCAACTCGGTCAATTCTATTTGTTTCCTCATCATTTTCAGATACTACACAAGGTACTTCCGTCATTCCTAACTGAATACAAGCCCTATATCTTGCGTGTCCTTTAATAATCACGCCTTCTTTGTCAATCACGATTGGAACATTAAATCCAACAATAGGTATTATCTTACATAATGCTTCTACTGTCCTATCGTTCTTTCTTGGATTTCTCCAATATGGTTGAATTTCTTGTACTTTTTTTATTACAATTTCTTTTACTATATTTACCATTTTACTTCCCCCTTGTTAAAGTTCTTCATCATCAGAATCTTGAGTTTCCTCTTCATCTGTTTCAAAATCTTTTGCTACCAATTTTGCTGGAGTCCAAGCAAGATTATACTCCTTCTTTTCATATAGCTTAGCAAACCCTGTTGTATATTTAAGTCTTATTAGCTCATCGGCTTCCATTCCTAATTCATTACAGATTTGTACATCAGACCAGCCGTCTTTAAGCATTTTATACACTAAATCACTCATTCCTGTTACAGAGTGTGCTCCTCTCGCTCTATTGTGCCGTACTGTTGAAGCTCTCCTGTCGTTCATTGATTTATCAATTACAACAACTGGCAAAAGGTCGTGGTTTAACTCTCTTAAATACTTACTGTTTTTCATTGTACAGTATCTATGGAATCCATCTACGATTATATATTCGTCTTTATCTTTGTCATAAAAAGTAACAACTGGCTGAGTATACCCATCGTGCTTTATCGAAGTAAAAAGTAAATTCATTTCAACTTTTGCAACAGCATTAGGATTATAGTCGTTTGCTCTCACTTTATCAATAGGAACCCATTGAACTAAATCAACAGGGTTATGTTTCTGACTACTCATATCAAACAAAACCCGTCGAACTTCATTCATTTTTTCCATATCTGAGCCTATATAAGACTCAAGATTTGACTTTATTTCATTTATATCCATTTTACTTCCCCTTGTTATACTTTTCCTTATTAATCTTTGCCCTTAAAGTATTTCCATACTTTGTTAGACAAATATCGTTTACCAAAATAGTGTTTACTTGGCTCTTTATTAATTCGTCATCTCCGTCCCTGTCTTTATAAAAAGCCTTCATAAATATCTTTCTGCTTTCTTCAGAGCAGATTGTTAATAATAAATAATCTCTATATTCCTTCCAAGACTTAAACATTACAGGCAATTTCTTTATTGCATACATTTCTGTCTTGTGCATTTGGTTATATGTATTAATTCCGCCTATTCTATTCACAAGTCTATCAAATGTTTCTGGTTCTGCAACTTGTAAGATTTTTAATCCGTGTACTCCTGTTTCGTGGATTAGCGAAGATACCCTCATATTATTCGATGGCACTCCCATTTTAAACATTTTGTCGTACATCTCATTATAAGAAATTTTATTATTAGATATAAATTTCCATACATCAGATACACACCAATCATAAATTGGATATAGTCTGTATGCGTTTTCTCTTGCACCGTGACTAGCCCAAGGCTTATCAAAATATACAGGCTTTTCCATTTTACTATTCATCAATATAAATCGCCTTATAGATTCTTGTGCCCTCATTCCAACAATCGCTACATATCTACTATCTTTTCCAAAGACATAATCTCCCATTCTATCACAAGCTTGATAAAAGTCTAATTCTTCATTAGGCTTTTTGAGGGCGTTTATGTCTGTTATTGCGTTTGGTTCGTGTGGTCTTATCCATTTTTCTTTTTCTTCTTCGTGCCAACATTTTAGCCATAAGTTGTCATCATACATTGTTGTAGCATTATTTAGCTCAAAAGGAACTTGAAACCAATGAAGCCGAACTTCCTTTCTTTTCTCCAATTTTCTAAAATAGTCTACTGTCGCCTGATATTCGCTCTCTTGGTCTAAAAAGCATACGTCAACAGGTAGCCTTCCCTTTTCTCTTGCAACCATAATTGCAAGCTCCGTACATACAGCACTATCTTTTCCACCAGATGAAGAAACATAAATATTTTCTTCGTGGTCGTATATAAACCTAATTCTATCAAGCGCTTCTTCAAGAACTGTTCTATTCATATATATCTTCATCAATCTACCCCTTGTAATTTAATTTATGAAGTTCTTTTGCGTGTTCATTTATATCTGAGTCGTCTGGTATTAGAACCTCAAAACCATTCTTACCAACTCTGTAATTTATATAGTCTTTACAAAGCAAAGGTCTTATCTTTTCCCTCATATATGTTCTCATTCCACCAGAATGGCAAACTCTATGTATTGCCAAGCTCCCCAAGTATCTATAATTATCATATCCATTTATATAAGACGTCATACACCATATATCATCAAATTCCGCGTGGCATACTGGCAAATCCTTCATCAGCATTGCTATTTTTTGAGAATATACCATTCCACCACCTTGATATACCATAACTTGCTTTATAAACTTTTCGCACATATTTGGTATCTTATTTTCTAAAATCTTTTCTGATTTTGCCCAGTTAGTAAGAACGAATCCAACCCCTCTTTCTAAACACTTATTTATTGCACCATCATATCTTGTCTGTTCAACAAGCTCCATATCGTCATCTAAATTTATATATATATCATAGGCTTGTCCACTATCAAAAAGGTCTTTTAGCAACTGGACTCTCGCTCCGTGACAGCCCAGCTTGTTAGGATAATAAAAAATATTCTTATATCTTTCTTTATATTTTATTTTATCTTTATTCCCTAAATAGTCTTGATATATTAAATTTATATCGTACTCATCAAACTTAGGTTGCCTTTTTATAGACTCTATTAGATTATTTAACTCATTTACCCTATCAGAAACAGATATTACTATAAATGTTTTACTTACCATTCAAAATCTCCTTATATATATCCTCTAAAGACATTCCTTTTTTGTGGATAAATCTTTCAGAATTAACATATTTTCTTATTTCATCTACAATATTGCTATCCCTATATGTTCTGTTTATTAATGTCGTTTCGTTTGGATTTTCTTCCATTATCCAATAGCGATATTCTCCTAATAATAAGTTATTATATGGTTTTCCCCAAAATAGAATTGGCGTTCCATTTTTCCTTATGTGTACTGCTATTTTACGAAGAACTTTTTGGTTTTCTTTATTTGTCCAATTAAATATAGTATATTCGTGCGGAGCTCTTGGATATGTTTTCGAATATACCCAATCTACGTTTTCTACAACCTTCTCTGCTTCTTCTAGTTTCATATCTGCCCTTTCAGAATGTCAGCCTGTCTATCTCTATACCGTCTTATTACCATATAGTTCATT